GGGCGGTGCGAACGACGGTTGCTGTTGCCCGTCGCCGTCGGCCCGGCGCTAGGGGGCGGGGGGCGGGGGCCGAGCGGCGCGTGACTGACACGGGCACCTCCCGCAAACAATTTTTTATTTTTTGGTCATCCGCAAACAAAATTTATTTTTTTATAAACTGGCAACACAGTTTATCGCAGCCTTGCCCACGCAACCCGCGTCATCTATTATGGTGCCATGACCTTCTACTCCCTGCCGTTCGCGCCCGAACGCCCAGAAGCCACTGAGGCGCGTCTGGAAGCGATCTACGAAGCCGCACGCTATGGCCTGAAGGGCGACAGCCTAGCGTTGGCCGCGGGGCTGACGCCAAGCCAATACCGGCGGCTGGCGGAGTTTGACGCGCTGGTCGAAATCGCCGAAATGAAGGGCCGCGCTGACGGCGAACTGTCCGCAGCCAGGACGATGTACTACGCCGCCGCCAACGGCGACGCCAAGGCCGCGTTGGAGATATTGAAGCATCAGCACGGCTGGGTGGCCAAGCAGCAAATCGACGTGAACATCGACCAGCAGATCAGCATCACCGCGGCGCTGGAAAAGGCGCAGAGCCGTGTCATAGAGGGGCTGTACACCGAACTGCCCCGCATAGAGGACAACAACCGTGCAGCAGCCAATCTACTCAGCGCAGGACGAGATGGCTCTGATGAGCCGTCTGTGGTCGCCGACTATCAAGGATGACCCGCTGGCGTTCGTGTTGTTGACCTACCCGTGGGGTGAACCCGGCACGCCGCTGGAACACTTCCAAGGGCCGCGCAAATGGCAGCGCGCGGTGCTGGCCGACATCCGCGACCACATCAAGGAAAACGGCGGCAAGGTGGACTACGACACCTTCCGCAAGGCGGTGGCGTCGGGGCGCGGGATCGGCAAGTCGGCGCTGGTCAGTTGGCTGGTGCATTGGATGATGTCCACGCGCATCGGCAGCACGACCATCGTGTCGGCCAACTCCGAGGCGCAGCTACGCAGCGTCACATGGGCCGAGATCACCAAGTGGCTGGCGATGGCCATGAACAGCCACTGGTTCGAGATTGCCGCCACGCGCATCATGCCGGCGAAGTGGATCACGGAACTGGTCGAGCGCGACCTGAAGAAAGGCACGCGCTACTGGGCCGTCGAGGGCCGGCTGTGGTCGGAGGAGAACCCGGACGCCTACGCCGGGGTTCACAATTGGGACGGCGTGATGCTGATCTTCGACGAGGCGTCCGGTATCCCCGACAGCATCTGGTCGGTCAGCGACGGCTTCTTCACGGAGAACACGCCACACCGCTTTCATGTTGCGTTCTCCAACCCGCGGCGCAACACCGGCTACTTTTACGAGACGTTCAACAGCAAGCGCAGCTTCTGGCGCACGCGCAACATCGACGCGCGGGATGTCGAGGGAACCGACAAGAACCTGTACCAGCGCATCATCGACGAGTATGGCCCGGACAGCTACCAAGCCAACGTCGAGGTCTATGGCCGCTTTCCGTCGGAAGGCGACGACCAGTTCATCCCGGTCAATCTGGTGGACGACGCCATGAAGCGGCCTAGGCAGAAGGATGAGTCCGCACCCATCACCATCGGCGTCGATCCGGCACGGTTTGGCAGCGACGCCACCGTCATCGCGGTGCGGCAGGGACGCGATCTGGTCGCCATCAAGCGACTGCGCGGGGCTGACACGATGGAGGTGGTCGGCCACGTCATTGACGCCATTGAGGAATACAAGCCGGCGCTGACCGTGATCGACGAGGGCGGCTTGGGTGCCGGCGTCGTGGATCGGCTGAAGGAACAGCGATACAAGGTGCGCGGCGTCAACTTCGGCAACAAGGCGCAGAAGCAACTCATGTACGGCAACAAGCGGGCCGAGATGTGGGGTGCCATGCGCGACTGGCTCAAGACAGCCAGCGTGCCGCAGGACAGGTTCCTGAAGTCTGACCTGATCGGGCCGAAGACGAAGCCGGACAGCAAGGGGACGCTGTTCCTTGAGTCGAAAAAGGACATGCGGGCGCGGGGGCTGGCATCACCCGACGCTGCGGACGCCATCGCGGTGACGTTCGCGTTTCCGGTGGCACACAGAGAAGGCCGCGTTGACAAGAATCGCCCCCGCGGATATTCTCCCGGCGGCGTATCTAATTCTTGGATGGGTTCTTGAAATGGCCGACAAGAAGAAGTCTGTTTCGTTGGCCGTGGGCCGTGGGGAAAAACTGCCCGCGTCCAAGGGCGCGGGACTGACGGCTAAGGGCCGCGAGAAGTACAACCGGGAAACTGGGTCGAACCTGAAGCCGCCGGCGCCGAACCCGAAGACGAAGGCCGACGCAGGCCGCAAGGCGTCATTTTGCGCCCGCATGGGCGCGGTAGCAGCCAAGGCCAAGGACGGCGAACGCGCCAAAGCCAGCCTCAGACGGTGGAAATGCTCATGAAAAAAGGCTTGTATGCGAACATCAACGCCAAGAAAGAGCGGATTGCCGCTGGTTTTGGCGAAAAGATGCGTAAGGCGGGCGACAAGGGCGCCCCGTCGGCCAAAGACTTCAAAAATAGCGCAAAAACAGCTAAAAAGGGCAAATGATGGGCCGCATGACCCCCATGAAGACGCCGATGGGCCTGAAAATGCCCAAACCGAAGGCCGAAATCGACGCAATGCCGCTGGCGCGCAAGCCCATGCCGACCGCCGGCGGCAGGGACGTGATCAGCGTCACCACCCGGATGCGTGAGACGCCCATGAAGAAGGGCAAATAACGTGCCTTTGGTCAAGTCATCAGGCAAAGATGCGTTCCGCAAGAACGTGAAGGCTGAAATTTCGGCGGAAAAACCGACAAAACAAGCCGTCGCAATTGCCTACAGCGTCAAGCGCGAAGCGGCCAAAAAGGGTAAGAAGTAAGCACATGGCCGACCCCACGGGCATCCAGAAGGCGGGCCAGGTCGCCAACGTGGGGTCAAACCCTGAGAAGGTGCCTGCGCGCGACGAAGACAAGATGGCGACCATGCGCCACCGCCTGAAGATGGCACAGTCGGCGTATTCGAACAGCCGTGAGGACGAACTGGACGATCTGCGGTTCATGGCCGGGTCGCCCGACAACCAGTGGCAGTGGCCCGCCGACGTGCTGGCAACCCGCGGATCGGTGCAGGGCCAGACGATCAACGCGCGCCCGTGCCTGACCATCAACAAGCTGCCGCAGCACGTCCGTCAGGTGACAAACGAGCAGCGCCAGAACCGGCCCAGCGGCAAGGTCATCCCCGCAGACGACAACGCCGACGTGCAGGTCGCTGAGATTTTCAACGGCGTGGTGCGGCATATCGAGTATATGTCCGACGCCGACGTGGCCTACGACACCGCCTGCGACAACCAGGTCACCTACGGCGAGGGCTACATCCGCCTGCTGACGGAATACTGCAACGACGAAACGTTCGATCAGGACATCCGCATCGCCCGCGTCCGCAACTCGTTCAGCGTCTACATGGACCCGACGATCCAAGACCCGTGCGGCGCGGACGCTGAGTGGTGCTTCATCACCGAAGACATCCTGAAGACCGAATACGAACGGATGTTCCCCGACGCTACGCCGATCAGCACGCTGTACAGCCAGGGCGTCGGCGATCAGGGCATTTCGGCGTGGCTTCAGGAAGACACGATCCGCATTGCGGAATATTTCTACAACACATACGAAAAAGCCACGCTGCACCTCTACCCGGACAACCAGACTGCGTTCCGCGGCACGCCGCAGGACAAGCAGCTTACGGCCATGTTCGGCAAGCCTGTCCGCACCCGCGAAGTTGACCGCAAGAAGGTCATGTGGATGAAGACCAACGGCTATGACGTGCTGCAAGAGCGCGAGTGGGCCGGCAAGTGGATTCCGGTCGTGCGCGTCATCGGCAACGAGTGGGAAGTTGACGGCCAAATGTACATCAGCGGCCTTGTGCGGAACGCCAAGGACGCCCAGCGCATGTACAACTACTGGACGAGCCAAGAGGCCGAAATGCTGGCCCTGGCGCCCAAGGCACCCTTCATTGGCTATGGCGGCCAGTTCGAAGGCTATGAGATGCAGTGGAAAACCGCCAATACGACCAACTGGCCGTATCTGGAGGTCAATCCCGACGTGACGGACGGCGCCGGCGCGGTACTCCCCCTACCGCAGCGCGCGCCTCCTCCGTTGCCTCAGACTGGCCTGATCCAAGCCAAGATGGGGGCTGCTGACGACATCAAGGGGACGACGGGCCAGTACGACGCCAGCCTTGGGATGCAGGGCAACGAACGCTCCGGTAAGGCCATCCTTGCCCGCGAGAAGCAGGGCGACGTTGGCACCTACCACTATGTGGACAATCTGGCCCGCGCGATCCGCCACATCACCCGGCAGATCGTGGACATGATCCCGAAGATTTACGACACGCAGCGCATCGCCCGCATCATCGGCGTTGACGGCGAAGTCAGCATGGTCAAGTTCAACCCGTCGCAGCCAGAGCCGGTCAAGGAAATCCGTGACCCGCAGACCGGCGGCATGATCGAGAAAATCTACAACCCCGGCGTCGGCACCTACGATGTGATGGTCACGACCGGCCCAGGCTACATGACCAAGCGTCAGGAAGCCTTGGACGCCATGAGCCAGATTTTGCAGACCAACCCGCAGCTTTGGGCTGTGGCTGGCGATCTGTTCATCAAGAACATGGATTGGCCGGGTGCGCAGGAGATGGCGGCGCGGTTCAAGAAGATTCTTGATCCGAAGGTGCTGTCGGAAGGTGATCAGTCACCGGAAATGATGGCGGCCCAGCAGCAAATCGAAGCCATGACGCAAGAACTGAACCGCATGACGGACATCATTTCCAACGTGCAGGACAGCGTCGCCCAGCGCGAGGTGGACATCAAGAAATACAAGGCCCAGGTGGACGCCTACGACGCCGAGACGAAGCGGATCAGCGCCATGCAGCAGAGCATGACGCCAGAGCAGATTCAGGACATCGTGATGGGTACAATTGCTGCGGCGCTGGACACCGGCGACCTGATTGGCGGGTCGCCGCAGATGCGCGAGATGCCCGACATGGAGCAGCCTGAAATGCCTGAGATGGGCGAGATGCAGCCTGAGATGCCCGAACAGCCGCCTGAAGGAATGATGGAATGAGTTGCGCGGATTTTGTAGGGATGCTGTTCTTGGCGCGGGATGTGACCCATTCCGCCCACCTGAACACGCGCAGCTACGCCAAGCATGTCGCGCTGAACGCCTTCTACGACGGCGTCATCGACCTGGCAGACAAGTTTGCCGAAGCCTATCAGGGCAAGTATGGCCTGATCGGGCCGATCTCGCTGATGTCGGCCAAAAAGACCAACAACGTGGTCGAGTTCCTTGAAGGGCAACTGGAAGACCTTGAGCAAATGCGCTATAAGGTCGTCGATAAGGAGTGTACCCCGCTCCAGAACATCATCGACGAGATTTTCGGGTTGTACTACACCACGCTGTATAAGCTGAAATTTCTGGCGTAAGGAACGACTATGGAACTGCTCCGCCCTCTGAATGACTCCGGGTTCGCAACGCAAAGCGTGGCTTACACCGGCACTGCCGGGTCTGTGACCGGCTGGAACGCCGGCCCGCAAGGTGTGTTGGTGTGGTCAACCACTGACGCCTACGTCCTGGTGGGCGAAGGTGTGACGGCCACGTCCGCAGCCACGCCGCTGCCTGCGTACACGCCCGTGCCGATCACCGTCCCGCAGGGAACTGGCGCTGTGTGGCGCGTCAGCGCGATCCAGATCAGCGCCGGCGGCACGATGTACGCAAAGCCGATCAACATTCGATGAGCTTTGGCATCCCCGTCCGCAACGGCCTAGCAATAGGGCTATTATCATCGACGTTTTTATCGACACGTCGCGCACTGCCGCCGCCTGCACTGGCATTAAACTTTTTGACCGGCGCCCCGCTGGACAGCCGCATCACGTTTACGCGGTCTACCACAGCCACATTCGTGGGTAGCGACGGCCTGATCCAGTCGGCAGCGATCAACGCCCCGCGCTTCGACTACAACCCCGCCACGCTGGCCCCGCTGGGCCTGCTGATCGAGGAGCAGCGGGTCAACTTGGCTCTGCAAAGCAATGGTTTTGGCACAACGCCTTGGTCAACCAGTGCTTCATTTACTACCACGGCAAATCAGATCATCTCGCCAGACGGCACCAACAACGGTTGGAAATTTGAGCTGACAACGGGTGCGACTGCAAACTTGTTCCAAACGATAACGGCTACGGCAACGTCTTGCGCATACTCTCTCTACGTTAAGCAAGGAACGGGGCCGACAACCGCAAACGTATTTGGTATCAGAAATAGTACGACCGCAACCAACCTTGTTTTTATCCAGCTTAATTACAGCACGGGGGCGTTCGTATATACGGCAGGAAGCACGGGGGCTACGGTTACCAATGCGGGTAATGGGTGGTGGCGCATCCAAATGGTTGTTACGTCGGGCATTACGGTTGGCAATTCGTTGTTTGTATACGCTATGAGTACGTTAGGCGCAGCCGGCGACTTTGCGTATCTCTACGGCGCGCAATTTGAAGCCGGCTCCTTCGCCACCAGCTACATCCCCACCGTGGCCTCCACGGTCACCCGCGCGGCTGACAACGCAACGATGACGGGGACGAACTTCTCGTCGTGGTACAACGCCAGCGAGGGAACGATTGTGGCAAGCGCAGATAGCGTTCGTCCAGCGGCAACATCTCCGGCCACTCGCGTTTTCCAGTTTGATGACGGCACGGTCAACAATAACATCCGCGCCGCAGCGACAAGCACACTTCAGGTAGTTGACGCTACGGTTGTGCAAGCCAATATTGCTGCCACACCTTCAATTTCCTTTGATGGCACGGTGTTCAAGTTTGCGTCAGCTTATAAGTTGAACGACTTCGCCAGCGTCACAACGGGCGCTGTTGCAACGGATACAAGCGGAACAGTTCCTACGGTAACGCAGCTATCGCTTGGTGGCGGCGTCAGCGCGGGCATCCTTTGCGGCCACCTCCGCACATTTACCTACTACCCATCACGCCTTTCCAACGCGCAGCTACAGGCGCTTGCATCATGATTGATCTGTACCTCATGGCCGCCACCGAAGCTGAGATGCTCGCCGCGCTGACCGCTGTTGGCGTCATCAACGACGAGGGCGTCCCGGTGGCCGGCGTCAGCCTCGACCACATCGGGCCGTTCAGCCGCGTGACGGGCTTCAAGAAGCCCAAGCGCAAGGCCGACGATCCCATCCCCATCGTCGTGGAATACCCCGGCTGGCACACCAACTTGCGCGGCGATTTCACCGACGAGCAGCTTGCTGCGTTGGCGCCGATCAGCGTTCAGCCAGCAGTCCCGCATCGCGTGTGGGCCTGACGTTGCACACAGACACTGTATAGTGTAGATTACACAGTAACCGTACCGGCGAGGCTCACCGGGAACTCCACAGGGGTTATACATGGACGCGAATGTCCCGACTGAAGCGGATGCCTCCGCGCCGGAACTGGAAGCCACGGCAGCAATCCAGCCCGCAGAAAACACGACGCCGGAAACGCCTGTCGAACAGGAAGCATCCAAGACCTTCTCCCAGGAGGAACTGGACGCCATCGTTGGCAAGCGGCTTGCAAGGGAACAGCGTAAGTGGGAGCGTGAGCAAGCCCAGCGGCTGGAAATGGCTCAAGCGCAGAAAGCGGCAGCAACGCCTTCTGATCTGAGCGCCGACCAGTTCAACACCTACGAAGATTACGCAGAGGCTTTGGCCGAACGTAAGGCGGAGGAATTGTTGGCAAAGCGGGAAACCGCCAAGCAGCAACAGGCACTGCTCGCAAACTACCACGACCGTGAGGAATCAGCGCGGGATCGGTACGACGACTTCGAACAAGTCGCCTACAACCCCAACCTGTCCATCACGGAGATTATGGCGCAAAGCATCCAGGCGTCCGACATTGGCCCCGATGTCCTGTATTGGCTCGGTTCCAACCCGAAGGAAGCGGATCGCATTGCCCGGCTGTCACCCATCTTGCAGGCAAAAGAGATCGGAAAACTTGAAGCCGGCATGGCCTCAAGCCCGCCGGTTAGAAAGACTTCAACCGCCCCGGCACCGATTGCACCTGTCACAGCCCGCGCTTCCAGCGCGCCCACGTATGATACGACCGACCCTCGTTCGACCAAGTCGATGAGTACGTCGGAATGGATCGAAGCGGAACGGATGCGGCAGATCAAGAAGTACGAGGCACAACGCAACCGCTAATTTGGGACTACCACCATGGCCAACTCGATTCTTACTATCGACATGATCACGCGCAAGGCGCTTGAGATTCTCGAAAACAACCTCGTTCTGACCCGCAACGTCAACCGCCAGTACGACGACAGCTTTGCTGTCGAAGGCGCCAAGATCGGTTCGACCCTGCGTATCCGTCTGCCCGACCGCGCGCTGGTCACGGACGGCGCTGCCCTTCAGGTGCAGGATGACAACGAACAGTTCACCACGCTGACCGTTGCCAACCAGAAGCACATCGGCGTGAACTTCACGACCGCCGAACTGACCATGCAGTTGGACGACTTCGCAGACCGCGTGCTGAAGCCGCGTATCTCGCAGCTTGCCTCCAGCATGGACGCTGACGTGGCCAACGCCTACGCCACCATCGGCAACACGGTCGGCACCCCCGGCACCACCCCGTCCACTTCGCTGGTTCTGCTTCAGGCCCAGCAGAAGCTGAACGAGAACGCTGCCGTGATGTCGCCGCGCTACGCGACGGTCAACCCGGCGGCCAACGCTGGCCTGGTTGAAGGCATGAAGGGCCTGTTCAACCCGACCGACACCATCAGCAAGCAGTTCAAGAACGGCATGATGGGCACCGGCGTGCTTGGTTACGAAGAAATCAACATGTCGCAGTCGATCAAGCAGCACACCACTGGTTCGCGTACCGCCACCGGCGGCACGACCTCGGCGGCTGTTACGGCTGAAGGTGCCACCACCATCGCCATCACCGGCGCTGGTGCATCGGCTACCGTCCGTGCCGGCGACGTGTTCACTGTGGCTGATTGCTTCGCTGTGAACCCGCAAACCCGCGAAAGCACTGGTTCGCTGTTCCAGTTCGTCGCGCTGGCCACCGTCACGTTGGATGGTTCGGGCGCTGGCAACATCACCGTTGCGCCGGTCTACTCGGCTACCAACGCGCTGGCCACTGTCAACGCGCTGCCGGCCACCAGCAAGGCCGTCGTGTTCGTCGGCGCCGCCAGCACCCAGTACGCGCAGAACCTGGTGTACCACAAGGACGCCATCACCTTCGCTACCGCCGACCTTCTGCTGCCGCAGGGTGTCGATATGGCGTCGCGTCAGGTGCACAACGGCATCAGCCTGCGTATCGTGCGCCAGTACGACATCAACAACGACCGTCTGCCCTGCCGTATCGACGTTCTGTACGGCTACAGCACGATCCGTCCGCAGATGGCTTGCCGCATCTGGGGCTAACCTGAAACCGGCCCCCGGCAAACCGGGGGCCAACTTCTTTGAAAGGATTCTACAATGGCTCTCCCCAATGGCGGCGGTGGTTATCAGGTCGGCGACGGCAACCTGACCGAACCGCTTATCGACGCGATCCCGCTTCCGGTTTCGGTTACCGCGACCGCAACCCTGACCGCGGCTCAAGTGATCAACGGCATCCTGCTGGTTGGCAGCGGCGCCACTACGGCGCAGACCTACACGCTGCCGACCGTGGCGCTGCTGGAAGCCACTCTGACCAACTCGGACAAGGTCGGCACGTCCTTCATGTTCCGCGTGGTCAACCTTGGCACGTCGTCCGGCACTGCAATTATCGCCGCTGGCACCGGCTGGACTGTGTCGGGTTCGCTGACCATGACCATCCCGGTCACGACCGGCGCGGCCATGATCGCCCGCAAGTCGGACGTTGGTGCTTGGACGCTGTATCGCGTCGCTTAATAGAGGTCAGCCCCGGCCTTCGGGCCGGGGCTACCTTTTAGGAGAAAGACAATGGCTAACACCAAATCCATCGGCGTTGCCTACAGCGATCAGGACATCGTCGGCGCGCAATACCTCCTGTCCGATGAACAACTTGGCTACACCCCCGCTGCACAAGGCTCTGTCACGCAGTTGACCAGCAAAAGCACGGCGGTGACGCTGAACACGTCCGCCGGCGTGATCACCATGAACAACGCTTCGTTGGCCACGGCCACCAACGCCACGTTCACGCTGAACAACAGCTATATCTCGACCAACGACACCGTGATCCTCACCATCGCTGGCGGTCAGACCACCCCTGGCTCGTACAACGTGTTTGCGAACTCGCTGTCAGCCGGATCGGTCAGCATCACTTTGCGTAACATTTCCGGCGGCACGCTGTCGGAAGCAATCGTGATCAACTTCGCGCTGATCCACTGCACCTAACAGAGTGGGCGGCCTTCGGGCCGCCCATTTTACGGAGTTTCTATGCCCGTTATCTACATGGTTCACCCAACGCACGGCGCAAAGGTGGCAATCTCCGACGCTGAAGCGATTTTGGATGCAATGG